ATCTGTAGGAGCTAAGTATTTCTCTGAGAAGACTGGCGATGACTTGAGTTTAATTGAGCTAGGGGATTTAGGTCATGCTGACAAGGTTATTGTTGGTGGAGAGTCTACTATCTTATTTAAGTCTCAGACGGAGGATAGTGAGGAGTTGTTAGATAGAGTATCTCAATTGACTACTGCTATGAATAACTCTAAGAAGAAAGCTGACAAGGATTTTATCGCATCTAGAATCGCATCATTAACTGGTGGTGTAGGTGTAATTTACTCTGGAGGTAATACAGACTTAGAGAGAAAAGAATTGTTCGATAGAATTGAGGATGCTGTTTGCGCTGTACGTTCCGCACAAGAGGAGGGTATCGTTGCAGGTGGAGGCTACGCTTTATATAAGCAAGCTATGGCATTCGCTAACGACGAGAGTGTTGCTGGCAAGATAATGTTCCAAGCTCTAAAGGCTCCATGCTTACAGATTCTAGCTAACGCTGGTCTAGACAGAATACCAAACGGAGTGGACTTCATGAACGGAGAGGTATTTGACTTAAAGAACATGGAGGTAGGAGACGCTTATCAACTAGGTTTAATTGACCCATTAAAGGTAATCCGATGCTCATTACAGAACGCCATGTCTGTTGCTGTCACACTATTATCTACTAACGCTGTCATCACAATGGCTCGTTCAATAGAGGAAGGGAGTCAGTCATAATGAGACCAATCGGTAAATATATATTAGTAAATCAAGTAGAGGAGGAAGTGAAAGCTTCCTCTGGCTTGATACTATCATCAGAGTCTGCTAGTGATTTAAGATACCGCAAGGGTATTGTTGCTGAGCAAGGTACTGACGTTAAATTTATAGATAAGGGTAAAGAGATTTACTATGACGCCAGAGCAGGTCACTCTATGTTAATAGAGGGCAAGAACTACACTATAATAAAAGAACACGACGTAGTAGTTGTGTTGTAATTAATCATCACTTTCATTTGCAAGACGCGCTACTCTATCGAGGGCGCGTCTTTTTTTGTTTATTATTTTAATGAAGTTTCTTAATACTTTATCGGAGAAGGTCATTTTAGTAGGTGCAGAGAACGCAGAGAATCTACCCTCTTCTGGTATCTCCTTGCCTTCTAACATATTATATATACTCCTAACCATTTTCTTTCCAGATATAGATATTGCGTACATCTTTCTAGAGTTTTGTACTCTGTGTTCTTTTGTTGCGATATGCGCTTCTATGAAACCTCTTCTCATTAATTTTTGAAATCTTTTCTTGTCCCAAGGTAAAATCTCTTGGAACTCATCGAAGTCTTTTTTAGAAAAGTAGCCTTCAGAATATAGAAAAAACAAAAGTTCTATCTCTGATTGGTTAAGTTTATGCTTCAATTGGTGGTATTTTACTATTGGTCGAAAGTACTTTAAGTAGTTTGTTTGTTTTTTTAAGTACGGTGTCATTGTTTTTAGTTTATTTGTATTATATTTGTACCCACAAAGATAAAGCAAAATGGCAAAAGTTTTAAACACAGGTAAAAAAGAGAGTAAAGCGAAGGTAACTCGCAAAGGGGTTCACGCAAAAACAAAGAGTTCTAGCACTAAGACATCTAAGAACTACAAAAAGAAGTACAAGGGGCAAGGTAAATAATGGAAGACGCTAAGCACTTAGAAATATTGTACTTCATTGATACGCTTCGTAATTCTAACGAGGTTATTGAAACCATATTTAGTAAAGGCAGTAAGTTTCACTTATTGTTGGACTCTATATATGATGGATGTGAGCCTTATAATACTGGAGAAAGTATTGTTACGAGTATCAATGGTAGGTTTTACGACATAACTGGAGAGGTTGAAGTATTTATAATCCCACAACTTAAGGGTTTATATAGCACTGAAGAGGGATTGATTGAAGCAACTGAAGGAATCAAGATTAATTAACATGGCAGATATTAAAAAAGAAGAACTAGGTCTTGGCGACAAGATTGAAAAAATCACAAAAGCAACTGGTATTAAGAAAGTTGTAGACACTCTCTCAAAAGCAACTGGCGTCGGTTGTGGTTGTGCAGCTAGAAAAAAGAAACTAAATGACTACTCAAAAAGAAAGCGAGAATCAAAGTAGGGAACTTACTAAGCAAGAGAAGCGAATTATAATCGACAGCTACTGTCGAGAGTTTGCTCCACGCTTTAATGTTCTGCCCAATAGTAAGAAGAATAACTTGCGAATTGAATGTGAGCTTTGGATGAACATATTTGGATTAGATATAGAGGATGATAGAATATAACTATACAGAAATAGATACAACTTACCCAGAGGAAGAGATGACTATAGTGTATACTCTTAATGGAGAAAAGACTTTAATAATCGAAACCGAAGTGTCTGACTATGTTTTATACTTAAATGTATAAGCATGGGATAGATGAGGGGAAGTGAAGAAGGGGAGAAGAAAGGGTTTTTAACTTTCTTATTTAGAATACAATCTAAACTACACAGCTAAGTACTTGACAGTCAACAGCTTAATGAAAACGATAATAAATGCCTCAAATATTTTGGGGCATTTTTCATTTAATTGACTTATCTTTGTACCACAAATGAAAAGAAATCGCAAAAGATTAACACAAGAAGAAGCTAAGGGTTTAGGCTTAGAAGTTAAACCAAATGATGAGGGGAGAAGTACATCTAGGTACATGATTACTGAAGCTCAATTAGAAACAATCTTAGATTCTAGAGAAGTTAAGGGTAAGAAAGCTACCAAGAAAAGCAAAAAATCTGACGATGGCAATAAGTTTGACCTAGCTGCTTGGACTGCTGACGGAAGAATCATGGATATTGATGAGTTTTGCGCCCATCATGGTCTAAATAGAGGGGATATTAAGACTTGGAGACTATGTACTCACACTAAAGTACCTACTTATAACATCAGTTTTAAGGAAAATGTAGAGATTGTGCAAGAGATTAACTATGATTTCATAGACCAAATCGTAGCTAAGCACGTTGCTACTGAAATTCCAGAGCCAACTCCACGAAAAGAGGTATTATCTACTGATACTTTTGACCGAGTTGTGCTAACTGACGTTCATATTGGTATGGATACTAACAAATCTGGCAATGGTTTGTATGGTGGAGTGTGGAATAAGTCTGTTTTATTGGACAGAATGTACGAAATGGCTGGCTATATCATCCAAAATAAGAAGAGTAACATGCTAGTTATCGACGATTTGGGTGATTACTTAGACGGATGGGATGCTCAGACTACTAGAAAGGGTCATGCTTTACCACAAAACATGAGTAACAAAGAAGCATTCGAGGCAGGTATTGAGTTTAAGGTAAAACTTGTAGGTGTTCTTGCAGAACATTATGGTACTATATTGGTTAACAATATATGTGAGGACAATCACTCTGGAGACTTTGGATATGTAGTGAACTCTGCTGTTAAGTCTATATTAGAGTTGCAATACCCTAACGTAGTTGTAGATAATCACGAGAAGTTTATTAATCATTACTACGTAGGAGAGCATGCTTTTGTTATATCTCATGGTAAGGATTCTAAGAACTTGAAGTTTGGTTTCAAGCCGCACTTAGACCCTAAGCAAGTTGAGAAGATAGACCAGTACTGCAAGGTTAATGGTATTTACAAGAGCAGTAGCTTCATTGAATTCTCTAAGGGAGATAGTCATCAAATGATTATGGACTACGCTACGTCAGACGACTTTGACTACTGTAACTACCCTGCATTTAGTCCTTCTTCAGAGTGGGTTCAGACTAACTTCAAGAGAGGTCGTTCTGGATTTGTATTCTCTACTATAGAGAAAGAGAGAAACATCAAGACTTCATCTACATATTGGTTTAACGCATTCGAGGGATAAGATATGACAGATAAAGCACAGAAACGAAAAGGACAGCCAGTGTATAGTGGTGTATTGAAGTACTTCCCTAATGCACTGAAGTATGTTAGCTTTACTAGCAAGGTAGGAAATGACCAGCACGACAATGGAGAAGAATTGTACTGGGATAGAAGCAAGAGTGGAGATGAGTTAGACGCTTTGACTAGACACTTGATAGACCACTCAGTAGACCCTATGGATGACGATGGTGTATTACATCTAGGTAAGGTAGCTTGGAGAGCATTGGCTGCATTAGAAAAGCACTTAGAGGATAATCAATAACATGAGAGCAATAAATAGAATAATAGTTCATTGCAGTGCTACTCCAGAGGGTAGAGATAACAACGCTAGAGATATAAAGTCTTGGCATAAAGCAAAGGGGTGGTCAGATATTGGCTACCACTTTGTGATTAAGCTAGATGGTACTATCGAGACTGGCAGACCTATCCAAAGAAGAGGCGCACATTGCAAAGGAAAAAACACAGGCAGTATTGGTATTTGCTACATAGGAGGGGTTGACTCTAATATGAAAGCGAAAGATACACGCACAGACGCACAGAGAAGCTCTCTAAGAGAACTTCTACTAAAACTTAAGGGTAAGTACCCAAAGGTTGTAATTAATGGACACAGAGACTTCGCTTCAAAAGCGTGTCCAAGCTTTGATGCTACATCTGAATACTCAGATATATAGCGAAAGGTAATCTCAAAAAAAATGGTTATCTTTGTGGCTTAAGGATAACCATGTCAAAAATAAGCTCATATCAAAACAAAGGCGTTGTAGCAGGGGCTGACCAATGGATTGGAACAGACTCTGCTAATTCGCAAACAAAGAACTTCACGCCAGAGGCGTTGTCTACGTTCTTAAATACAGAAAACAAAACTGAATCGCAAACTTTGCGATATTACTACAACGATTGGAAAGTAGCTGAGACTAGAACAAGTGGTTCTATTTCTTTCGCTACTCCTAGTAGTGGAGTGTCGGTTGCGTTTAGTTCAGTAAGTGGTTTTATTATTAGTGATTATCAAAAAGGAAGACTACAGAACATGGGTAGTTTCTATGAGGTTCCTTTAATTGGAGCAACAATCCTTATCACTAACGCCTCTGATATATCTCAGTGGGCTATCTTTACATGGGATACGGCTACTGTTAATGTTGATGACGCTGAGTTTTATGACGTTGGCTTAACTTTTATTAGTGGAGCTGGAAACCTAGTTGAAAACGAAGATTACTTAATCTCTGTTCTTCAGACAGCTGCTGCTTCTGGAGATATCACTGGAGTTGGTGTCACTGCTCCACTAAATGGAGGAGGAACTACTGGCGAGGTTACTGTAGGTATAGACCAAGCTGATGCAACTACTGATGGTTACTTGTCATCTACTGACTGGAATACGTTTAACGATAAAGGTAATGGAGACATCACTGAGGTTTTAGTTAACTCTCCACTTACTGGTGGGGCTGCATCTGGTATTGCTAGTATAAGTATACCTCAAGCTACAACTACAGATAATGGTTATCTTTCAGCTGTAGACTGGAACACATTTAACAACAAGGGAGACGGAGATATTACAGAAGTAAACGTCACTGCTCCTTTATCTGGAGGTGCTACTACTGGTGCAGCAAGTCTTACTATAGACCAAGCTGACACTACTACGGACGGATATTTAAGTTCAACTGATTGGAATACATTTAACAATAAAGGCGATGGGGATATTACAGGCGTTACAGTAACTTCACCACTGGTTGGTGGTGCGTTATCTGGAGATGCAAACATATCTTTACCAGAGGCTGACACAGCAACTGATGGATACTTAAGTGCAACTGATTGGAATACTTTCAATAACAAAGGCGATGGAGACATCACAGGTGTTACAGTAACAGCTCCACTACTTGGTGGTGCATTATCTGGAGATGCTAGTATAACTATTGCACAAGCTGACACATCTACTGACGGATACTTAAGCTCTACTGATTGGAACACGTTCAATGGCAAGGGTAGTGGAGATATTACAGACGTTGAAGCAGGAGGAGGTCTTACAGGCGGTGGAGCATCTGGAGATGTTTCTCTTTCAGTTACAGGTCTAAGTGGAGTTAATGCTCAGACCGCATCCTACACATTGGTGTTAACAGATGCAGGTAAGATAGTAAGAGTAACTAATGCGGGTGCTGTTAATGTAACAGTTCCACCCAACTCTTCAGTAGCTTTTGAAACAGGAGATTCTATAATTGTATCTCAGAGTGGTGCAGGTCAAGTTACATTTGTAGCTGGAGCTGGTGTAACAATAAATAGCTTTGATACTAAGATAAAGACAATTGGCCAGCACGCTAAGGCTGTGTTAATTAAAGTTGATACAGACACTTGGGAATTAGGAGGCGAGATAGAAGCATGATAAGTGCAATAGCAGGGATATTAAATAGCGCAGCTCCAGATGTACCATATACTGGTACACTAGCTGCTGACTATATATCGGCAAGAGGTATTACCGATACCTCTCATATAGCCGCTGTTAACACGTTGGTTACGGATTTATATGCTGCTGGATTAATTGAGCCAGATGGTTCTTCTTCCAAGATACTTGGATTGTATCTATACGGAGGTACTCAGTTTTCTGCTTCAAATCATAAGTGGAACTTCATGAATCCTGTGGATACAGACGCTGCTTATAGAGAAACTTACTTTGGAGGGTTAACTCATAGTTCAATCGGTATAACTGGTAATGGTACGGATGGGTATATAGACAATCACTTTACTCATGCAGACTTTGCATCTAAAGATGATGCACATGTTATGACATATAGTAGGCAGAATATAGCTGAGGGGGTAAATCAATTAAAGCCATTGTTTGGTAACATTGATGCTAATTTCAAGGGTACTGTTCTATATCCGTCTTATAACGGAACGACTATGTTTACCTCTGTATTTAGTGGTACTGGAGCTACTCTAGCTAACACAGATTCTTCTGGTTTATATGTGAGTTCTAGAACTGGTGCGACTACAAATGCAATATACAGAAATGGAACTTTGTTTAATCAGCAAAACGCTACGTCTGTCGCTGTCACTACAACTACATCTATACTTGGTCTTGCTCGTTCTTACAATAGTGGAGCTACTCCAGCTCTATATAGTAAGCAGAATATTTGCGCTAGGAGCTATGGTGGAGGTATGGACTCTACAGAGAGTGTAGCTTATTCAGATGCTTTAAATGCTTACTTCACAACGTTAGGAATCAATTCATATTAATATGCAGAAAGTTTACTTAGTACCCACAGAAATAGACCAAAGTTTGTACGAGAATTTAGTAGGAACAGAAGGAACTAGAATAAATCTAGTAGAAGATGCAGATGGAAATCACATCGTAAGTTTAGAATTGGGCGATAGCCCAGAGTTCGCTACAATAAGGGCGCACTTCGAGGAGCTAGGACATTCGTTTACTAAAATAGATTATAACCCAATAGACTACAGAACAGAGTATGAAAAAACCCTATAGATTTTGGACTAAGATAGATTTTAACAAGCACTTACATGCCCAAGTTAAACACTACAAGCTAGGGGAAGATGTTTTATCTATGGTCAATGATGCTCTTGATGACGATAGTTGGAATCCTTCTGAGCAGTTTGACGGATGCACCTTAGTTCAAGATTTCATACATCCTTCATTGCCATGCTTTCTGCACGACCATCACTGGATTACTGGTATGGGTGGATGGAAGAGTAATATTATATTCTATAGACTAATGCTAGCTACTGGTGTTAAGAAGTCAGAAGCCAGACGTAGGCTTATTGGCGTGACAATTGGATGGTATCTATCATACAAATGGAAACACGACAAGAAAAGAAACGTAAACCCATTGACTAAAGCAATGGTTTCCTATTTACAAAATAAACAACAATAATATGTTAGGACAAATTCTATTACTAATCTGTGCTGTTGGGTCTTCTCTCGCGACCTTCATAGCATTTTCAAAGTCGGAGCAGAGGTACTCTATTGGTAAGTACTCAAACTTGTTCTTGACAATCGCTACTGTGTGCTTGGTTCAAGGCTCTTCCTTATTCATACTTTCATACGTGGTATTTGCGTTAATACATTTGATTATATACTTCTTAGATGTGTTGGATATAAATCCATTGTATAGCCTAAACACAAGGAACTCTAATAGGGTTTGTTGGAAAGATGTAGTGGATGGCAAGGAAAAGGTATTTTGCGACGAAGGAGATGAGTTGTCTTGGGCGCAAGGAGAAGATGTTTTTATGACTGAGGTTTCCTTTAAGGCTTCTAAGTACGTTGACCTTTTTGAGACTGATTTTGATAGAACAGTAATAGTTAGTAAAGGAGAGATTGAACTTGGGTTTGGAGAAAACACAACTCCTGTCAAACTTTCTAAGGGTGGTGTGTGTCATATACCTAAGCACCAAATAACAAGTGTTAAAACTAATAAAGCAAGTAGTTTAAAATTAGTTTGCCGAAGATAAAATGACGATACATCCGCTATCCATATTGATATTTATGGGGTTAACATCCCTAGTTCCAGAGAGTGACACTTCTGCTGTAAGGGATTTTGTAATCGCTTGTATAGCTGTGTTTCTAGGTGGTGGATTGAGGATAGCTAGAAAGATAGAGATGAAGCAATTGGATAGCAAGGCTCAAGCTTTTAGGTTAATGTTCTATGCCTTGGCTGTTGGCCTTAGTGCTAACTATGCGTTATGTCATTACTATCCATCTATACCTAGACCTTTCATCGTTGGATTAGTTAGTTTGTTTAGTGAGGTTATTATATCTCAACTAGACAATGGCGCACCAGCCTTTGTTAAGGCTGTAGGAAAGGCATTTACCTCATTTGTAGTAGGTTACATAAACAAGAAAGACGACAATAGCGAAGAGGATTAGTAGATTTATTTTGCCTATATTTGCAAGAGAAAAATATGGCATCGAAATTAATCAAAAGCAAGATGAAGTGTAACTCTCCAAAGAGGACTACTTCACATAAAACCAAGTCTCACGTTGTGAAGGCTTGTTCTAATGGGACTGAGAAGATAATTAGATTCGGTCAACAAGGAGTTAGCGGAGCAGGTAAAAATCCTTCTTCTGCTAAAGATAAGGCTAGGAAGAAATCCTTCAAGGCTCGCCATGCAAGCAATATTAAGAAAGGTAAAATGTCTGCTGCTTATTGGGCTGACAAAGTTAAGTGGTAAATAATCTAAGACATGGGTAAAATAAAAACGTATAATATAGATACAAACGTCACAGGGTCTGACCTAGTTATAGGTACGGATGCTGATGATAGCAACAAGACCAAGAATTACACTATAGATAGTATTGCAGCTTATGGTGCAAGCTCTGTAGCTAAACAAGGCGAGAGTGGTTATTCTCATACTGGTGCATTTGCTGACAAGCCTACATCAAACAATTATGTTTGGCAGAGTGGTGCAGGTATAAGTTATAGTCAGGCTGATGCTGATGGTGGACTATACAAAGTATTCTCTTTAAGTAAGGCTGTTCACTTAGCTGTAGATAACCCTTATTGGTCTACTCCTACTCCTAGTGGAAAAACTGGTGTAGGTCTTTTTGAGGGAGCTAACTTGCCAGATGGCGTTAACACTCTATTTGACTACGACTTTGACTACGACACTGCTTATCCTGCATCTAGTGGAACTGGATACGAAGGAAGTACTGGTCGTATAGACTTAAGTGATTGTGTATATGGAGACCAACTTAGAGTTAGATTTGATTTTAACATCATACCTCAGATTGCAAACACTACTGTTGAGCCCGCCTTATGGTATTCTAACAGAAACGATAGTAATGATATTACTTTTACTTTCCCTCTTACTACTCAGCCAATATTTTTCGGTAGTGGTACTGTTGGTAACACATATCTAAATAGGGTTGAGATTTCAGCTTGGATAACTAGTAGTGAGGATGTTAACTCATTATCTCTGCCTGCTATAAAATCCGACAACCCAGTAATCATACAACCCTTAGGACTATTAACAACTATAATAAGATAAAAAAAAATGGCTATAAAAATCGTAAGAAACGAACAAGGTAATTGTATTAACTTCTACGGCTCTAGTAATCCAACCTATTGGAATGCTTGCTTGAGTGGAGAAGTTGACGCTACAGATAGTACCTTAGTAAACATAAAGAATGACATCAAGACTGCTGAAGCAGGAGAGACTCAGTACGAATTCTTTAGAATACCATACACTGAGTTTAGAGATGAGGATAATAATTCTTTTGACAATGCTCAAGCTGTATCTGATTACATTACTCTAAAGGGTAATGTTACTGTAGGTGTAGGTGTTACATATAAAGGTATATGGGATGCTGATACAAACTATCCAGACGTAACGACAGACACCTCTACATTTGAAGCTGGAGATTTCTACAACTTGATATCAAGTGGTACACATGACTTGGGTAGTGGAGATGTTGATTTTATAAACGGAGACGAGATTATATTTGATGGTACGGACTGGTTGAAGAAGCCATACGCAGGTGCTTTGATAGAGTACGATAGTACGTCTATACTTCTAAACAATAACGCTTCTGTTTATGCAGATGGTGCACAAGGTTTAGAGGAGCCTAATGGTGCTGAAGACGGATGGTACTTTAAGAATGACGAGGTTGGCAAGAAGATTAACTGGTATTTCGTTGGAAATGAGAATGCAGGATATCAGATGAACAAGTCTACTCTTGAAGGTGGATATGTTAGAATGAGGTTGTTAACTCCTGTTGGTGTCGACTCTCCTTTCTTCAGTCTTTACACTACTCCAAAAGGGGATGGCTTTGATGCGTTTTGGTTTAGAAGTAGATATGTATACTCTGGAGACTTCTCAGCTATTGCTGCAAATCAAGAGGTCGTGGCTTATTGGGGAGAGAATCCTAGTGTAAGCCCAGAGCTTGCTAGAGTTCAATTAACCCTAGATACTACATTTAGCTTACTATCTTCTTCTCCAGATATTAGCAATGATGAAATCTACACTATGGCTTTGAGTACTAACTCTGCTGCTGCTGTGGATTCTATTGAGTTTATAGCTAAAGAATTAGGATACAAGAATCAACAATACTTAAGAAGCTACTTGCTAGAAGCTAAGTTAGAGAATATAGTAGTGCCTACTAATGACAACGACTTAACTGGAGAGTCTCTAGACTTTAAACTAGATGACACTTCTACTTCGATAATGCTAGACAATGGTTTTGCTTATGGAGTAAATACCATAAAAGCGGTAGACACTGGAGATGGATTAATAACCATTAAATCAATTCAAGGAGAACTAGAGCATTGGACTAAGTTAGACCATACTAGTGTAACTATCCATGGAGATAGTATATCTGGAGGTCTTAGTGATGTTATAAACACACTTAATGAGTTCTTTACGGTAGGTGCATTTGAGGCTGTAGTTATTTCAGACCCTTATTCTACCATGATAGCTGACACAGGTGGTGTTCAAACTACCGAAGCTGGAGGCGCCCAAGGAACTGCTATTCAGACTGCCGAGGATGAGTATGGAGCTACTACGTCTGGATACAATGCAGGTGGTTACAAAACACCAGAGACTATTAATCAAGCAGGAGAATACTTTACATTTGATATTAGAAACGAAGGTATAATAGGATTTGGTTTAATTCCTAGTCAAGCTGATTATGATAATGGAAACTTTAATGGTAATTCAAGTTACGCAGACCCTTCTACATTCTGTAACGCAGCTAATAGTGGTCATTATGGATATCAGTTTTCACATTGGTTTCATCCTAGCCCTAACGGAGCTTGGACTAACTACGGAGCTAATACAGCTTATTCTCAAAGAGAGGGCTGGAGTAACCCTACATACAGATTCTCTACCAGTGATGAGGGAGCTGAATGGCTAGCAGGTAATTTAGTTAAGATTAAAGTAGGTATAGATGAGAATAATTTTATTGTTATATCTTACCTTGACGAGTCAACTCTATTATTTATACCTATTGCGAGAACAACGTACCCTGTTCCAGATGGAAACGAATACCATTTAGGGGTTAAATTTGGAGACACTACAGTAAGAATGGTTGGTATACCTAAGATACATGAGCTAGCTGTCAATACTACTCCTACTATTCTTGGTTCTGAAGCAATAACTTCTTTCGGAGACACTTCTGGTACTTTGGCTGGAGGCGACCTACTAGTAAATACAGCAAGTGGTTTCAATGATGGCTTCTTGACGGCTCAGAGTATAGATACAGCGGGCGAATACTTTGAGATATCTGATTTCAACTCTAGTAAAAACCATTATTTTGGATTGTTTAGGACTTCAGACTTCGTTGAAGCAGATGTTATAACAGACTTTGGAGATGCTACAGACAACAATGCTTCAGACTATTTCTACTTTTCTTCTAGGGTTTCTAGTAACAATACTATAAATGGAACGTACAAGGATAGTAATGGTTCAAGTAGTGGATACTCTACTGTTGATGGTTCAGCTTATGGCTCAACTCCAACTCACGTTAGGGTAGGTTTTGATTTAGATGGTAGAGCTACAGTTTGGGCTTCATCTGATGGTTCTAGTTTTGATGTAGTAAGAAGGTTTGTTAATGCTTCTGCTACTGGCGACTACAAGCTTCTATACAAAGCTGATTCTGATGGTGCTTCTGTTGGTAGTGTTCAACAGGGTGTGTTGGATGCTTCTCCTACTATGAACTTTAGGTATATCGAAAGTCCAGATGGATTTTATAACTATCCTTTGTTTGCTACTGAAGAGGAGTCTAATTACTATGACTTGCAAGAGGGAGGTACAGGAGTTTCGCATACACACGTATACGCAGATGACCCAACTAATACAACTTGGTATATGCCAGACACAAATAGCACAATGAACACATCTGCTATGCCGACTAGTGCGCAGACGTTTGAAGGTAATACTATAAACTGGACTGAGATTACATCTCTTGTCAATGCTGATTTAGTACCTGTTGCCTTTAGTGATAGTGCTATGACCTTAAATGAACTTACCTCAGTTAACATTCAACTACATCCTACCGATGCATCCTACATTACTAGTATAGTTGATGCTGATGGGAGTGGATTAACCATAGATGTCAATGGTATACACTTAAATGGTACAGCTCCAGAAGTGGCAGGAGACAATGTGTCTAATCCAAGTGATACTTATGATATTGGTGTTGTGAGAACAAATTCTTATGGTAGCTCTACTGGAACACTTACGTTGACTATATCTAACTTAACTGCTCCTATAGTCACTCCTATAACTGGAGTAACTGATGAAGGTGGAACTGCATTGATTGATTCTGACACTATGGATGATGGCTCTGCAGTATCTATAGACAATGTAGTTAATGTAGGAAACAGATTTACATTTGATAAAGAATGGTTAGATAATTATGTATTACCTAAAATTGCTAGTGGTACTGGTGCTAAAGCTGTATATATAGGGTTTCCTAAATCAAACGCTAATTGGTCATCAGTTAGTATGGGAGATTACTTATTAGGTTATCAATTTTATAGTGATGACACTACAAGAGCTTCAAATAACTGGAAACTAAGAGTATTAGTTGATGGAGTAATACATTATAATGTAGGCATCGGTGGACAGACAAGTGGATTATATGATTATGCATTAATTAATGATGGTGCTGATATAAGTATAGGTTCATTAGTTGCTAGTCAAGGATTAAATATTAGTACTTATGTTTATAACTTCTCTGGAGTTGATTCTAACTGGAAATATACAGGTGGATTAACAGGAGTTACTTCTAGTAATAGAGATATAGTTATTTCTACTAGTGGTACTGATATGGACATAGACTTGCAATACTTTAACGAGTATATTGAGCCTACTCCAGTACCAAATGGTTTGACCGATTGGAATAAGGCTTTAGACTTTAGTGGTTCTAATGAACACTTAAAGCAAGTTGCTAGTAATAATATTTATAATAACCCATTAAGAATGTCTAGCTTAGCAGTAACTGTAGCAGCTAATAGTGATAACACTAAGACGAGTTCTAGTAGTTCTGCAAGACCTTGGGCAACTGCTATTGTATTTCAAACACCTAACAACACTAGTAACCAACATATATGGAATAGTGGAGAAGGTGCAGGTAATGGAGATGATAATATGTATTTGCGTATTACAGGTTCAAACGGAGCATGTTACTTCGGTTGGGGTAGAGAAGGTGTAGGATACAATGAATATCTCGTTGGTAATTTTGGTGGTTCATATAATCAATCATCAGGCACATGGTGGGGTGTTTACATAGCTCACACAGGTGCTAGATTCAACTCTGGTGATGCAACTGCTGCTAACCTAATTAACGCTTTTGATATTAGAATAATGTTATCTAACGATAACCCTGCATTTGGCAACTTGTATAATATAGGTAACGATGTTACTCGTTGGACATCTACAGGTGTTAGAATGGATAGAACTATAACGGGAGACTTTACTATAGGTGGTAGAGGTGGTAACAGGAATTTTCACGGTAAAGTAGCTAGTATGGTTATAACTACTCTAAAGACTAATGACACTATGCCTAGTGATGCTGAGATTGAGTTAATGATAACAGACCCTAAGAAGTGGGAAGATGATTATAGAAATGGTAATACAGTAAGGTCTCCTCATAGCACTAGTGTTGTGACTTACAGTCCTACTAGCATAACTGCTGGTTATGGTACAACTCAAATTTGGTTAATGGGAGATGGTTCTCTAGATGCTTATGCTCAAGGTATAAGAAACGAAGTTAATCCATCAGAACAAAACTATGGTAAGATGCAATTGATTAGTATGGTATCTAATGATATAGAGACAGTAAGTATTAACGGATTAACATAGTATGGGTAACAATAATCATAGTCCAATAAGAAAGATATCCGTAGGGGCTGACTATAAGAGTGCAATGCACTATATAGTTGGCCAAACGGTCATGGGTGGTAGAGCTACCATACACGCTATAATGCAAGGCAAGGATGCTGACTACATAGAAGTGTGGGTAGAGAACGAAGCACAAGAGGTTTATAGATGGAAGAGATTCAATCAATCTATGCCTCTTTCTATAGAAGATAACATAGACTTCTAGCGTTTACTAAAGATTGCTTATCTTTGTGCAAACAAAAATTAAATTTAATGCAATCTCCACTTTACTTTATAGCGAAGCCCGCTAAAGGCAAGCGTTACGACAACACTAAAGAGATAGACGGACAAGAACTAATTGTTAGTGCGTCAGATGAAGACCATAGATATGCAAATAGGTATGCTATAGTTGAGCAAGTTCCGTTAGGATATACTGGAAAGATTAAAATAGGCGATACCTTATTGGTGCATCACAATGTGTTTAAGTACTATAACGACATACAAGGTAAGCAGAGAAGTGGCAAGAGTTTCTTTAAGGATGACTTATTCTTTATAGACTCAGAACAATTCTTCATGTACTTTGATGGGGAGAGATGGCGTTCTTACGATAGGTATTGCTTTGTTAAACCAATCGCTGCTTTTGACTCTGACTTATTTAAGGCTACAAACGAAGAGCCATTGATGGGAGAGATGAAATATCCTAATGATTACCTAGAAGAGAATGGTATAAAAGCTGGAGACATTGTGTCATTCACACCTAATAGTGAATATGAATTTCATGTTGACGGAGAGAAGTTATACAGAGTTTTTGACCACCAGATTACGTTTACTTTATGACAAAGAAAAGTTCAACAGAAATAAAACAACAGATAATAAAAGCAGGAAGAGAGGCTGTAGAGCAGCTTATCATTGTAGCTAACGAAAAGATTATAACAAATACTGAGGACGATTTGTCAGCAGATAAGTTAAAGAATGCAGCAGCTACAAAGAAGCTAGCTATATTCGATGCATTTGAAATATTAAATAGAGTTGACGCAGAGGAGAACAGTATCGCTGAGGCAGCTAAGGTTAAAAAAGGAGGAGACACTAGTGGAGACTTTGCAGAAAGATTCGCATCAAATAAAAAGTAACCTAATAAAAACCCTAGATGGATATATTGCTAAGGATGTAATTACTAGGAGAAATAAAAAGGCAGCTTGGAAGTATGGCTACGACAAGGATTATGACGTAGTTGTAATATCTAAGGATGGCACTATAGGCGACATACTTGAGATACAAGGTTTGGTTTTAGCTTTACCTATGTATAAGGGAGATGCTCTTAGTCGTTCTGATAAAAAGAAAGAACAGTACTGGGAGAGAACAGAGGAGCCGCAATCTCTTAGTAAGATTAAGTCTACTCATCAATGGAAAGAGAAGCCTAGAGATTTCAAAGAAGGATGGGTTTCTTATATAGAATCTCAATTCGAGTATAGAGAGAAGGGTGTGTTCTTTATGAATAATGGTAAGCCTCATTACATCACAGGGTCTCATTGGTTTTACTTGCAGTGCAGTTCTATTGACGTAGGGTACGCTGACTATAGGGAAGCTAACAGAGTTTTGTTTCTTCATTGGGAAGCTTGTGTAGCTGACAATAGATGCTTTGGTCAAGACTACTTAAAGATTCGACGTTCTGGTTTCTCATTCATGAGTTCTTCAGAGTGCGTTAATACTGGAACTTCTGCTAAGGATTCTAGGATAGGTATACTGTCTAAGAGTGGAGCAGATGCTAAGAAGATGTTTACTCAGAAGGTTGTCCCTATATCACAGAAACTTCCTTTCTACTTTAAACCTATCCAAGATGGTATGGATAAGCCTAAGACTGAATTGTCTTTTAGTATACCTGCATCTAAGATTACGAAAAAGAATATGAATGACTCTGACGATAGCGATATGGTCGGACTGGACACGACTATAGATTGGAAGAACACTGAGGATAACTCTTATGATGGAGAGAAGCTTTTGCTTTTGGTTCATGATGAGAGTGGTAAGTGGGTTAAGCCAAACAATATTCTAAACAACTGGCGAGTTACTAAGACTTGTCTAAGAGTTGGTCGAAAGATTATAGGTAAGTGTATGATGGGTTCTACATCCAATGCTTTAAGCAAAGGTGGAGAGAACTTCAAGAAGCTTTACTACTACTCAGATGTATCTAAAAGAAACGCTAACGGACAGACTGCTAGTGGTTTATATAACCTATTCATTCCAATGGAATGGAACATGGAGGGGTTCATAGATAGATATGGTATGCCCGTATTTCGCAAACCAGAGAAACCAGTAATGGGTGTTGATGGTGAGTACATAGATGATGGTGCTATAGATTACTGGGAAGCTGAAGTTGACTCACTTAAAGGAGACTCTGATGGTCTTAATGAATTCTACAGACAATTCCCTAGAACGGAGTCACATGCTTTTAGAGATGAGAGCAAGCAGTCTCTATTTAACTTAACAAAGATATACCAACAGATAGACCATAACGATGGTGCTATAGATGGACATCATACTACTAGAGGTTCTTTCAGTTGGGAGAATGGAATAAAGGATACTAAGGTTCAGTGGAACCCTAATCCCAATGGTAGGTTCATTGTAAGTTGGACGCCAAAGAAATCCTTGCAGAACAATATGCAAACTAGGAATGGTGTAAAGTATCCTCTTAATGAGAACATTGGTGTATTTGGGTGTGATAGTTATGACATATCTGGTACTGTTGGTGGCGGTGGTTCTAATGGAGCATTGCATGGACTTACGGTGTTTAACATGGAGGAGGCTCCTAGTAATGAATTCTTTTTAGAATACATAGCTAGACCTAGAACTGCTGAGATATTCTTTGAGGATGTATTGATGGCTTGCGTGTTTTATGGTATGCCTATCCTTGTGGAGAATAACAAGCCTAGGTTGCTCTATCATTTTAAGAATAGAGGATATAGAGGCTTCTCTATAAACAGACCAGACAAGGCGTATAACAAGCTCTCTAGGACAGAGAAAGAACTAGGTGGTATACCTAACTCAAGTGAAGATGTAAAGCAAGCTCATTCGGCTGCAATTGAATCTTACATAGAAGAGTATATTGGAGTGGATGAAGAAGGTAGATTCAGAGACAATGGCGAGATGGGTTCGATGCCTTTTAACAGAACTCTTAACGATTGGGCTAAATTTGAAATAGACAATAGAACTAAGTATGATGCCAGTATTAGCTCGGGTTTAGCTATCATGGCGAGTAGAAAACATCTATACAAACCCGTTAAAAAAGAGTCAAAAATTTTCGTTAACTTTGCAAGGTATAACAATAAAGGTTCTACAAGCGAGATTATAAGATGAAGAAGTACAAGGTAAACTTACCCAACAAGTCGTTCCCTAGTGATGGTGCGTCAGATGTTAATAAGAAGTCAGAAGAATATGGTATCGCTGTAGGCCAAGCTATTCAACACGAATGGTTTAAAGGTAATGGCAGCTGTCGTTTCTATGACCAGTGGGATGAATTCAATACTCGTAGACTATACGCTAGAGGGCAGCAGTCTATATCTAAATACAAAAACGAATTAGCTATTGATGGCGATTTGTCATACTTAAACTTAGACTGGTCTATTGTTCCAGTTATACCTAAGTTCGTAGACATCGTTGTTAATGGTCAGAATGACAGAAACTTTAAGGTTTCAGCATACTCTCAAGATGCAATGTCTCAAGATAAGAGAACTAAGTATCAAGAGAACATAGAGGCTGAGATGGAATCTAAGGCAATCTTAGAACAGATACAAGAGAAGACAGGTGTTAATCCTTTTACTCAAGACCCATCTAGTCTACCTACAACTCAAGAAGAGTTGAGCTTACATATGCAGCTTGAATACAAGCCAGCTATTGAGATAGCACAAGAGACAGCTATCAACACAGTAATGGATGAGAACCATTACGATGATTTAAGAAAAAGATTTTCAAGAGACAATACTATCCTAGGAGTATCTATGGGTAAGCATGAGTTCTTAAAGGGAGAAGGCGTAAAGCTTTCTTACGTAGACCCTGCTAACGTGGTATATAGTTACACAGAAGACCCGCACTTCAAGGATTGTTTCTATTGGGGAGAAGTTAAAACAGTTGCAATGACTGAGCTTCCTAAGATAGACCCTAGTTTAAGTAACGACGATTTAAACATGATAGCAGAGACTAGTGACGACTGGTCATCTAGATACAATATGTCTAGCAGACATGGAGATGATAGTTTCTACAAGGACTCAGCTACATTGTTATACTTCAACTACAAGACAACTCAAAAGAGTGTATACAAGAAAAAGAAATCTGAAGGCGGTGCATCTAGAGTTATAGAGAAAGATGACCAGTTCAATCCACCAGTTGAAATGATGGAAGAGAACAACTTCGAGAAGATAGAAAAGACTATTGACGTTTGGTATGAAGGTATCATGGTTATGGGTACAGATATCCTAATCAAATGGGAGATGATGGAGAACATGGTAAGACCACAATCTTCTTCTCAACACGCAATGCCTAGTTATATCGCAGTGGCTCCTTCTATGTATAAAG